GATATCATCATCCCTTGCGAAGACCAGGTAACAAAGGGATTGGAGGGCGATGGACTTATCATCAACCGAGACGACATTGACTTTGCCAAGTCCGCTGTCGTTGGTAATATAATTAGCAGCTTTGCCTACATTTCCTGCGCTTTTTCCGCTCCGATTTGCCCAGCCGCCACGTATGCGTCAATGCTTCGTGCCACCATATCCTTCTCCAGCTGTTCGAGGTCGTTGCTGTAGTCTCGCTCGTTGTCGTACATACCTGCGAGGTATCGCTTCTTTGCGTCCATCACCTGCTCGTTGTACTGATACTGGATAAGTGCAATCTGTGCCTGCAATTCTTTCTCCTGCTTCTTCCTGCGCTCTGCCTCTGCCTTGGCTTCCGCTTTCTCCTTGGCTCTCTGTGCCTTGGTCTTGGTGGTGCTGCCCTTGGCTGGTGTCGTTCCCTTGTTTCCGTTCACTGGCTCGCTGCTGGTCGCTCCACCGTCTAGGTTCGCAAGTTTCAGATGCTTCAGTCTTCCGTTCACTGCGTTCTCGTATCCGTCAGCGAATGCGTTTCCAAAGTCTGCGCCAGTCTGCTTAATATCATTCCATCCTTCCTTGATAAACTTGGAAAGGTCAAATATCTCCTTGAATCCCTGCTGTGCCTTGGAAAGGTCGAACGTTACGATACCCTCCAATATATCGAGCGCACCCTTTAGGCTTCTGCCGACTTGTTTCATTGCATCGATGATAAGGTTTGCCACGCCTCTAACTACAGACCAAACTCCACGAAAAGCAGCACCAAGTGTCTGAATAACTCCACGCAAAAGAAGGCTCTCATTGTACCAGTCGATGAAGTAGTTGATGGTGTTGAACAAACCCTTCATTATCTGAATGAGCACCTTCGTTCCGAATTGTTTTCCTGCCGTGATGATTGATGCAAAGCCCTTTTGACTGAAATCGAACATAGAACTCATATAGGTGTTCAGTTCCTTTTGTAACTTGATGTTCTCCAGCTGCACATCTCCCCAGGCTCCAGTCTGTTTCTTCACTTCGTCAAGGCTGGTGCTCATCGTGTCGAGCTGTTCGATAAGCTGAATACCAGCTGCCGCTCCCTGCTTTCCGAAGACGTTTTTCAGTATATCTCCAACCTGCTGGCTGTCCGCTCCAAAGTTCTTCATCTTCGAAGCTACCTGCTGGATGATGTCGAATGTGTTCTTCGTGCCGTTGGCTAGGTCTTGCTGTACCTGCTTGCTGGAAATGCCGATAGCGTCAAGGCTTGAAGCCGTTCCGCTGCTCATCTCACGGATTTTCTTGCTAGCCATAGTGATAATGTCTAGACCCTTATCGCTGAAAATGCCGCTTCTGGTCTGCTGCAATATCGCCACAAGCTGGTCTGCGAGATACCTGCATCGTGGAAGGTAGGCGCATACTGCTGTATCTTCTGCAACATATCGCCCGATAGGTCTGCACCGCTCGCAAAGCCCTTGTTGATTACGTCCATCGCCTGCTCGCCCGATAGATGGAAATTAGCCATAAGGTTGTCAGCCGTTCCGAGAACGTCCTTGAAATCCTTTCCCATCGTGTCCGCTGTGGCTGCGATGCTGTTCCTCATCGTCTCCAATGCCTCCCCGGTGTAGCCAGTGAACTCCTTCGTAAGTCGTGTGGCTTCCATCAATCCCTTGTTGTAGTCATAGAACCACTTAAATGTCATACCAACACCGACAACGCCAGCGAGTGCTGCAAAATATGGATTCATAACCAAGCCGATTGCGGTCTTACCGAACGCCTTCAGCTTGCCTGTCAGTCCATCCATATTCTGCGCCAGCTTGATGATGTTGCTAACCTCGGTATCATTGACAATATCCATACCAAAGAACTCCGTCCCCTGCAGGTCATCTGCTGCTTGCATCATCGAGTTGTAGTAATTGCCAACGTTGCGATAATATCGTTGCGTCTCCTCCTCTGCCAGTTTCAGCTTTTCCGTTATCTCGTTTATGTGCTTAGCTAGTGCTTGCCCCTTCGCTCCCTCACGCTCTGCCTTTGCCATCTCATCGTATTGCTTGGTGGCATTGGAAAGCTGGGCACGCAGCTGCTTCAAACTGCCCTCCTGCTCGTTCTCTGTGCGCACGTTGTTCTGGATTTCCTTCTGCAAGGCACGCACGTTGTACTGGTACTCCTTGATGGTTGCGTTGATGGCTTCCGTCTGCACCTTCATCTCGTTGGTCGTGATGGTCTTGTCTTTTTCCTGCTGCTGCAAGTCCTTGATGGATTGCTTTAGCTGGTCAATCTTCTCCTTGTATCTGATGATGCCATAGATTGCATCCTCGTACTTGACCTTGATGTCAAGAATCTGCTGTTTATCTTCACTTACCATAGTTCGTTCTTTTTAGTTGTTCAACTCTATCATTGTAACCTCGCAATATCCGCTGTTTGTTGTCTTGATTTCGAGAACCGCAAAATACGCTCCGTACTGGGCAAGGTACACTGGCTTCGTTTCATCAAAGTTCAGTATCTCCAAATCGGAAAGGTTTAAACGCTCCGTTATCTGGTGCGGGTTCGCCACCGTCTTTCTCAACTTTTCCAGCTTGCTGTCGAAGATACCTTGCAGGTCGATATTGAAAGCCAATACCGCATAGCCGGCATCGTCCTTTGCAAGATTCACGATTCGGTCTTTGCACGCCTTGTACTTGGTAGCTGTCTGTACCGTTAACGTGGTCCTACCAAAGGTGCGTTGCACACTTTCCCACTCGTATATCGGTATGCGGTTTCCGTCCGTGGCTGCGAATGGCAGCGTGCAAACGTCCTGCGTATATTCCAGCGTCTTGTTGTCTATCTCCATATCCGCATCGTGCTTCTGAAAGACGGTATCGTCTTCCTTCCACTTGTAGATGTTATGCTGGCAATAGTCCTCTACGCTGAAATCGGTCTGCCTTGGATGGTTGCAGGCTTCGCTTGGGATGAGCTTCTTCGTCCAGTCCACCGCTTGCGCCTTGGCTTCCCATAGGCTCACGATGTCCGCAAACGCAAGTCTGCTATCGGTGAATCGCTGGCTTGGGAACGTTGATGTCAGAATGCAGATACACTTCAGGAAATCCGTTACCTTGATGTCGGGCAGGTTCTTGCCGATAGGGAAATTACCTCCGTAGGGTACTTCATCGCTCTGACTGATGCTTGCAGAAATGCGTCCGTTGTACCCACGCAGCCCTCGCAAGGTTCCCTTTCCGTAGTGTTTGAACTCGAAGGTCACGATGTCGCCCTCTTCAAGTTGAATCTCCCCTCGTCCTGCTGCAAGGTGTATGAAACGTCCGTTTACCTTGTCAGAGTCGTAGTCTGTAATATACCTTCTAGAAGAAGCGTCATCTTCGTCTATCTCCTTGCCTGCGATGTATGTCTTGGTGTACTCGCTTTCCTCCTGGTCGCTCGTATGCTTTGATACGACTTTGATTTCAACGTAGCAAGGATCATACTGATATACTCCGTTCCATTCAGTAGAGCCTTCGTAAGAGTTTCCGATATGCCCATTCGGGCGTGCATTCGATGCGTCCCACGACCAGTTCATCTGAACATCGAAAATCATCGTGCAGGCAATCTTTACTTTCAGCTGGCTATATCTGGTCGCAAGTTCCAGCCCATCGAAGACCTCCGATAGGCTCGTTGGCTGGAATCCAAGAATGCGAGGTTCGTTGTTGCGATGAAAGTACCCTCAAAGCTGCTACTACCGTCTGTGCATCTGCCTTCCTTGTAATCAATGGGACAGCAAGCCCCTTGATGGTTTCTTTCGCCTGGCTGCTCCATCCGAATGCAACCCCGGTCTGTGCCGTGATAAGGTCTAGGATATATTGTGCCGTCACGCTTGGCTGGATTGCTCCCTTGTCGGCATAACCAAAAGAGACACCTCCACCAAATGAACCGCCTCCGCCAAACGTACCACCGCCCGAAGAAGTCTGTACTTCCCTGCTGCTGGCTTTCGCCCGGTTCTCCGTCTCGCTCTTAACTTGAATGGTCGTACCAGTGCTGTATTCCTTGATTGCGTTGATGACAAGCCACTCTGCCGTGGCTGGTGCTTGAAGGTCTATATCGATTGGCTCACTCTCGCTGGTGTACTTCACGCTGTATGGTGCGAATCTCGATGTCTTGTATTGTGTTCCGCCCGATACGTAGTAGTTGCTTTCCGAACCTTCGCCTGCTATCCAGTAGAGCATTCCGCTCTTTGATGGCTTCACGTAGATGAGCCTTCCAGCCTGCTTATACCTGGTTACGTTCACAGTGATTTCCGTTCCAGCCTTGTATGCCGGTACGTCTTCCACTCCCCAGGCTTCCGCAAATCCAGTTGAAGGGTCGTAGCTTCCGTATTCCACCTGCCTGCTGGTGCTTCGTCCATCAATGCAAATCTGATGCTAATAGTCGTCATAGCTGTTTTCGTGTCTCCACTGGCGCAAAGGATGCCTGCGCCTATTGTTGCTGGCAAAATCGGGTCGGGTGCTGGTATGGTCGGATTGGTTTCCGCCTCGGTTGTTCCTGCATCCGCAGCAAGGCTCACGATGTTCTTGTTTGTGTCTAGTATTGCCCATGTCCGATAGTCTCCCTTTCCCAGAACTCTGCTGATGGTCGCTCTCATTCCAGCTTCGAAAGGTATGATTGCACACTGGTAGGTTTCATCGGTCAACACCTCGCCAGATACATATATTCCGACCTCTGTTCCTGTTCTTATCTTACCGTCAACGAGTGAATATGCCGTGTCGCTGTTCCCTCCAACGTTGCGGTCATAGCCCTGCCAATCCTCACTTGATGTCTTGACCGCTGCAGCGTCATAGGTTCCATAGAAAACTCCCTCGGAAATCGCCTTCTCGTAGGTGTAGGAGCTGTTGCTTCTGTTGAACCGCAGATACTTCGTGCAATTTAACTCGTTCAGTTTCAAGTCAGACGACTGAAGCGTTGCCAGTGCCTGGAACAATCCCCAATAAATCGAGATTTCGATGGTTTCCTTTACGCTCAGCACGCTTGCTCTTCCATTGCGGATAATCTCCAGCCCATTGCGGAAATAACGTGCTGTGTGGAAAATATAGGGGTATTTGCTGCTTGTGCTCGGTTTCCCTGCGAACTCCATCACAGCCATATTGTGCGCTGTCTTTGGCAGGTTGATTGTGTATGTCGTGTTGGCGGTCATTTTCGTGATGTCACGGAAAAGGTTGCTCTTGATGTCGAGCGTGATTGCCGTTTCTTCGCTCATATCCATCAAGATGCCATCGATGTAAAGTTGCTGGTCTGTCATAGCTGCTGAATCTGTGTATTGTTAATAACAAGGTTGCAGACGAAATCCTGCAACTCTGCCGTTGTCTTGGTGTACGTTCCTGCCTTGATTGTCACGCTCTGCCACTTGTTGCCCCCGAGGTACATATCCACGACCGGGCTGCTGGCTAGGTCTTGCAGGAAATCGAACGTCTCGCTGTCCACCAGTGGTGCGCAAAGCGGTATGGTGTCCTCCCTGCTGTAGCCCTGCCGCCTGCCATTCGCTCCTAGGTAGCCGAATATCGTATCGTCATACTCTCCGAGGTTGTTGCGAACGAAGCTGGTGTCGCTGCTTATCGCCCTGCTCTCATCGCCTTGCGTGAATAGCCAGTAACGGTAGAAGCCGTGTCGGTCTATCCATCGCAGGTAAATGCCCTTCTCTGTGTCGTTTCTTTCTATCCTTGCAAGGAGAGACTGCTTGCCACCGACCGCCATCGCAAAGGTAAGGTCGAAAACGTCCGTGAACGTTCCCTGCTCTATCTTTCCATCGAAGTCGTAGATGTTCCAGTACCTAGCCTTGCCGGGCAGAACGCTGGCGTTGATGTCCACGATGCCAGCGATGCCGGGCTTAACTAACTTGCTTGGTGCTCCCTCGTAGCCGACAAGAATCTGGGAAGCCGCATTTAGATAAAAACCAAAGGAGAATGGGAAATGCGTGAACCATGTCAGCTTCTTGTGTCCGTTCCACGTCTCGCCTGCCCTAATAGCTCCCCAAACGTAGAAGGTCGTATAACTGAATGTCGCGATGTCGCTCCCCTTGCTATTCTTAACCTTAACGGAAATATTGAACGCTGCAACGAGGTTGCTCTGCTGAATCTCCTTGGTGTAGTCAAGGTTCCCGAAGCTGATGCCATCGAAGAGTGCCTGCACATATTCCCGGTAGTCCATAATGCAGTTATCTGCAAACGCTTCCACGCTGTACGTGTGCGCCTTGGTCTCTCTGCTGATGGTTGTCTCGATGCTCGCAACGCCAGAGCCGCTCGCCTTGATGATGCAGGGAAGGAAAGCGAAGCCTACAGCGTCCGCATACTTAATCGTGATGCCGTTTTTTTCTGTCTGTCTCATACCGTCTCATTGTTTAGTTTGATACTTCCCACCGACTGGTGGATTAAGAAAATAAGTCTCTGCCCCAACCGCTTCATCGTATCGGGCACAACGTTGCTGTACACGTCAGCCCTGCCGCCAGTTCTGTGCAGCTTAGAACCCTTGGTGGCTATGGTGTGGGCGATTGCCCCTGCCATGCTCATGTCGCCACGCTCTTGTGGTGTATACTTGTGTGCCCGGTCGGTCTTGTAGGGGATAGGTCTGCCGTGCAGCCCTTTGTCTTTCATCCACTGCCGGATGATGCCACGGAAGCCGTATGGTATCTTTCCTGCCCTTCGTCCGGTCTCCAGCACCCCGAATGGCTTGTGTCCCCAGAGGATGGTTTCTTCCTCGCTGGGCTGCTCCACCTTTAGGCTCGCTATAGTTCGCCTGATGCGTTCTGTCCGTTGATACGTATGTGGTTGATGATAAGCTGCCGTGCTCTCTCCACTTCCTCACGCATGATGAGCGATGCCGCCTTGGGGTCGAATTGAATACCTCCCTTGCTCATACCTCACACCCTCCTATGCTCTGTGTCAACTGAAGGGAGTACATTACGCCAGACACGATCGTGCTCAAACGCTCGATGATTGTCTCGTAGTACTGCTGCCCCTCCAGCGGTTCGAACTGGTGCGACTGGTTGATGGCTCGTATCATCCTTGCCCCTGCCACCTTCATTCGGTCGATGCACTCTCCGTTGTCTTCTCCTTCCGCTGCCTCGGTACGGTGTCGAGATAAGCCAGGGCAACGTTTACGGTGTCGTATACTCTGCCGTTGCGTATCTCTGTCGTGCCGCTGGCTGGGATGATGCAGACGATTGCCGGATAGTTCAGCTTCTCCAGCTTGGTGTCCGCTGTGTCCCAGTCCTCGAATAGGTAGGTGTAGTCTGGTAGCGTGTCTGCTGCCAACTGCCTTAATGTTTCTCTGATTGTTGCCATAATTATCTAGATTTACGTTTCATTTCTTCTGCCTGCAACTTCTGCAGGTTCCGCTCGTACACACTTCTCTTGTTGTCCATTTCCATGCACTTGTAGATGCGAAGCCATGGTGTTTTTAATACTTGGTCGTGGTCGCTGATGCCCATCCTTACCGCATACCAGTCCAGCATGCCGAACAGTCCGAACCGCAGGGTATCGATGCCTGCCTCCTTCTCCAGTCGTGTTGGCTTCGCTGTGTCTGTGCTCTCGAATAGCTTGTTGATGCGCTCCACCTCTGATGTTACCCAACCGATGAGCATAACAACATCAACCGCCCTAGCCTGCTCCACTTCCTTGTGGCTCAGACCGAGGACGGTTGTCACTATCTGATACAGACTTTCTTCGCTGTCTGATAGCTGGGAAAGGTCTATCAGTTGCCCGATGGATAGCTGGTTGAGATTGCCGGGCACTTGTTTCCCTCCGACAAATGCAGGTCGTGGCTGCTTGCCGATTTTATAGCTGGTGTGCCTAGCAACTGCCAGCCAGTACTTGAATGTAGTGTTATTATCCATACGCTTTATATTTTTTGTCGTTATCTTTGTCTCAATACGTGCGCCCTAGCCGTTCCATGGCTTGCTACGGATAACTTCTTCAAGGCTACGTATCTTATTGCGTCTATGCCGTGGTTGAATGCGTCTATAGGCTGGTTCGTGGTCTCTCCATCCCTTGACTTCTTCCACTTGTATTGCTGCATGTTCCGATGATGCCGTGGCTGCGTCTGGTTATGTTGATGCGAAAACGTTTGAGAATATCGATGCCGTTGTTTATGCTGTCCGCTCCCTTGGTGCTGCCGATTATCCACAGCCCTCGGTTGTGTATCTCCAGAATGCTCTTAGGCTCTGCCGAATCCGCAATGATAAGGTCACGTTTCGTCCGTCCTTGTTCCTTGCATCGGTCTGCGATGTCATCGTTCGTCATTCCAGGCTGGTAGATTTCTTCGTCCACCCATAACTCTCCGTGCGCCAATATAACGTGCTCCAGCGCAGTTGGGTCGTTGGTGAATCCGAAGTCCATACCCCTGCATTCCATCTTCCACTCATCCCTTGGTGGCAGCTTGTCAACGATGCCCCAGTTGGTGAAGATAAGCCCGGTTATCTTTCCGGTCAATCCTCTTGCATAAACTCGCCACAGTTCGGGGTCGTCAATCTCTTCAATTTTCTTGTGTTCCTGCTCAGTCAGGAATCGGTTGTTTCGGTGGTCGCTCAGGATTAATCTGCAATCATCCCTGCCGATGATGTTGTTGTGCACCCAAAACCTTGCGCTTGGGTTGTAGTCGATGAACACCTGCTTTCGGGTTCGGATTGCTAGCTGCCAAAACACTTCGTAGGGCACACCGTTCGCCTCGTTAACGAACAGGTAGTCTCGCTTACCGTTCTTTGCATCCTGCGCATCTTGGTAACTCTTGAACTCGATGATTGAGCCGTTCTTTCCTCGGTAGCTGCTGTCGCTCTTGTTGTTTTTGAACCAGTCAAGCAACTCTGCCCTTGTGTGCAGGATGGTGTCGAGGTCTCGCATGGCTCCCACCTTCAAGTTCGGGAGGTCTTGACCGCACACCGTGATAATTGCCATGGGGTGTTCAAAAGAAAGCACTATAAGACGCTGCATAATGGTGTATGTCTTCCCCGAGGACGTGCCTCCTTGGTTCACGAGAAACCTTGGCTTCACGTCCGCATTCGGGGCATACAACTCACCAATAACGTCAAATAGTGCCATTCTTCAAACAATAAAACTTAAAACAAAATTATGGTAAAATTATTCTTTGTCCAATCCCTCACGCTCGATTACCTCCTGCTCGCTGGATGCGCACTGGTGTCCCGAGTTGATGTAGCGTACCTCGATGCCGCCTTGGAATCCTGCGTTCAGGTCGAGCACGACCTTATCCAGTCCTAGCAGCTTGCAAATATGCGTCTCTGCCTTGATGATGATGTCGAGGTAGCGTGGTTCTCCGAATCCTCGCTTCTCGGCATCGTACATTATCGCCTTGACGGTCTCGATGGAAATCTGCTTTCCTCGCTCATCTACGACTGGCAGTCCCTGCTGGGTCGCTGTCTTTTCGTGGTAGTCTTCCTTGGACTTCTCCCAGGCTTCCCACGCTTCACGTATTACCAGCTTCAACCTTGCCACCTCGCTGGTTATCTTTTCGTCTGTGTCGGTCAGTCTCTCTTCCCTCCACTCCTTCAATAACCGCTGAATGTCGCAGTGCGCTTGATTGTATTTCGGTCTGTCGAGCCGTTTCCTCACCTCTGCCGTAATTTCTCGCTCCGTCCATCCCTTGCGGTATAAGGGTGCGATAATCTGCAAGCGGTTCTCGATGTCGATTTTCTGCGCTCGATGTTTGTTGTTGTTACCTTTTGGCATACGATTCTGATTTTAAAATTTCGCTCCATTGTACTTGTACACGATGTTCCCCTCGCTGTCTCGTTCGTCAGCTGGTACCATTGCCCCTTCGAACATCTTGTATGGCGAGTGCGCTGCCTGCGGATTGTTCCAGCACCACTTCATATAGTCGGCTGCGCTCATCGTGTAATACTTCGAGTACTTCTCTCTTGTTCCCAGGTTCATCGCCTTCTCCAGTCTTGCCCTCAAAAGGTTCTCTGCATCCAGCTTGATGTCGCTCCACCTCACGTATCCCTTGCGCTTGCAAATGTTCAGTGCTTCGCAAAACTGCCCCCTGCTGTAGTTCCATGTTGGCGGCAATCCGCAGCAACTTCCGTTGTGGCAAAGTTCCTTGAAGTGTGCGTCCGATACATAAAAGCGCATTCCCAGCTGGTCGCACAGTTCCTTCATATTCCTGAAGAACGGTTCTTTAACCTTGCGGTTCAGTCTCAGATAGCCGGACTGTACGCTGTACTTCTTGTAGAATGCGAGAATGTCGAAACCTGCCATCTTGCTGATGGTAGGCAACAATTCCCTCAATGTCGGGCTTCTCGTCTCAAGACAGAAGAATTCGGTGCTCAAAGCTGTAGCCCCTCTGTTGAATGCCTCCTTGATAAGGTCGAGGTACGTTGGCGTGCTCACTCCGATGATGAAGGGTCTCAGTCTCAGCGTTGCCCCTCCAGCCCCTGAATTGGCGATGCGCTCGATGGCTTCCAGTCGTGCTTGTGGGCTTTCCACCCCTCGCTCTATTACTCTAGCCTTCTCTGCATCGCTGGTGATGATTGAGAACTTGAAGTTCCAGTTCTTCTGCCCTCTGATCAAGTCCATATATCGCTCATCCTTGGTGAACCACGCTCCCTTGGTCGAGAAGCAAAGCGGATAGTCTATATCCTTGAAGAAACGCAAAAGTTCCAGTGTCGTTCCGTACTTCCGTTCGAAGTTGTCGAACTGGTCGCTCATACTTCCCCACTGCATAACCTTGCGAGCCTTGATGTATGGCGCAAAGTCTCCAGCGTGCTTGTCTGGGTCAATGAACATTCGCTTGATGCGCTCAACGCTCACGTCCTTAACCTCCTTGTGCAGGTATTCCTTCTTCTTGCTGCCAATACCTCGCTGGTTCTGAGCAAAACAATACATACAGCCAAAGCTGCAATTACTGTAAGTATCAAAGGCCATCGGCATTGAGCAATCGGGGAACTCGTATGTTATTCTTGGCGTATTGCCGTAATGTTCTGCCATATCCTTATGAATTTATTTTGTTGATGATAAAGTCTGCGATTTGGTCTGCTGTCTGCTTCGTGGTGTCTATCGCTACAACGTCACACCCCGCAGTTTGCCATTTCTTTGCCGAGTGTGCCGATTCCCGCTGTCCTCGGATAATATCCTTGCTCAACGTTCCGTTCGACCGTTCTGCGAGCCTTTTTTGGATTTCTTCCAGTGGTGCGTATAAGAATATTACAATCTGTCTGTCCGCATTGAACATTGCGTGCGTCAAGTTCGGACCCCAGCATTTAAGTCTCATCCCCTCGCAAATAATGCAGTCGGTGCTTTCCAGTGCCTTCTTCACGATGTCACGCAGTATGGTCGTACCGTTCAGATTGTCAACACCTCCGTACTTAACATCGTATCGCCCTGCAAATGCAACTCCATCCCTGGTGCTGCTTATTCCATTTGAATAGCTGTCAATGCCACCAAAGCGTTCTATTAGCTTTCGGGCAACGGTGCTCTTTCCGCTGGCGTTGGTTCCAATGATAAAAACACAAGTCTTTCTCATATTCGAGTTATTTTTATTAAATTTCGTCTCTGCCGGATTGAATTGTTCCGAGCGGATAGTTTATCCATTTCAAGCGTTTCTCCGACTTAAACGCGAAATTTCCGACTATTCGGGTTTTTCTTTGAGTTCGTCCACATCGAAGTTTCGCTTGTCGATTGCGTCAAGTCCCAGCATATCTGCCACGGCTTGTGCGTCCTCGCTGCGATATACGATGATGATGCGCTGTTCCTCGTCCGATGGTGGTTCGTAGGTCGCTGCTTCCTGCTGGATTTCCCAGGGGTTCAATCCCCATCGCTGCATATCGTCCACGTCAAACGCTCCCTTCAACTTCTCTTCATCCCAGCTGCCAAAGTAAACATTATCCTTGATGATGAACTCGTCCGTCTCTTCCTCGGATAGGCTGTCAGCAATAACGACCTCGACTTGTGGTTCTGCCTTCCACTTCTCCCAATGGCTGCAAAGCTGCTGCTTCTCTCCATCGGTCAGTTTCACGGCTACGGCTTCAATCGCTCCCTTGATTGCTTCGTCTTCCATCTGTTCGATGTTGAGCAGAGCACGGAAGCGCATATTACCTCCGAGGATAACTCGGTTCTCATTGCAGACGATTGGTCTCATCTGCAACATCTTCGGAAACGTCAGAATGCTCTCAACGAGCTTCTGCATCTGCTGTGGCTCTATGGTACGTGGGTTGTCTTGGTTCTCCACCAGGTCGTGCAGGTTGATGTTCTCGATTCTATTCTTCTCCATGGTCTTCCTCCTTTCCTTCTTCTTGTCTTGGTTTCAGTTCGTCAAAGTTCCAGACGATGCGGTCGATATGATCAACTCCCAGCAACTTGGCAAGGAATGGCTCATCGGCTGGCTTGTAGTGAATGATTACGTTCTCCCTTGGCAATACGCCATCGCCCATTATCGTTGGCAAATCGTCAGGAGTCAAGTCCTGCCCATCAATCTCGGGAGGTAGTTCCCCTGCGAATGGGTCGCCCTCTTGGTCGTCCTTGTCTTTCTTCTTGCACTTGCTGGTGCTGCTTGCTTCCGCTGGTGCTTGGTTCCAGACTGGCATACCCCAGTTCTGAAGCTGTGCGCTGTCCCATCGGTTCGCAAGGTCGTTGAAGTCCCAGTTGCCGAAGGATAGGTTGTCTTTAATCATAAACTCCTGCTTCTGTGCTTCCGTCAAGTCTGATGCACTCACCACGGTAACTGTTGGCTGCTGCTGCCATCCCTGCCAGTACTCCATCAATGCGGATTGCTCCTCATCGGACAGACGCTGCTCTGCATCAAGCTTCACTTGAATGCTGGCTTCGTCCATCGTGACAATGTGCTGCAATGCTTTCAGTCTCATATTGCCACCCAGTGCGTGGAAAGTCTCATCAACAACAATCGGGCGCAGGGTCAACATTCGTGGGAATACGATGATGCTCTGCACAAGCTTCTGAAAGTTCGCTTGACTTATCTCTCTAGGGTTCGCTTCGTTCTCGCTGACCCTCGATAGTGCGATTTCTTCTGTTTTCATTTTCTTCTTGTTTTAAGTTCGAATTAATGCTTATTTGGTAAACATTGGCGCAAAGATACGACTTTTTCGCTTTAGTTGTTTCGTTCTTCGTGCACTTTTAACTTTTATCAACATTCCATCCGTCAAAGGCTCTGATGGTCTTCTGCAGGGTTGTCTCTGCTTTCTTTGGCTTGACCTTGACCGGGTATCCGGCACACACCCACGCGAGGAGAAGTGCGTCTCTCTGGTCTTGGTTCATTCTCGGGAGCTTTCCGTCTGAGCTGATGAAGTAGGCGATTTCGTCTTGTGTTATTTTTCCGTCCTTTCCTTTCCAGCACTTCTTTAATGGCTTGATTATCTCGTAGGGGATATTGTAATGCTCGCAGCATTCTACGATAAGGATTCCGGTCTGATGGTTCATCCCGGTTGAGCGTCCGATTGCTGCTGCCTTGACTGCCGTCATAAATCTGTTTAGTACGTGCCAGTTGCTCTTGTTGAGCCAGCCGCCTTCAATAACGACCTTTACCTTCTTACAGCTCTCGTTCATTGCCTTGAGGTAATCTATCAAAGCTGGGAAGTTCATTTTATAGGCGAGAAACCTCTTGTCGTCAAATACTGCTCCGACACCGCTTTCCTTGATGTCTGGGTCGATGCCGATTATAACTGTTCCTTTTTCCATTTCGTTTTACTTTTGTTTTATTTTTGATTTTCTTTTTCTGTTATTTTCTTGAAATTTTCGTTCTAAGCCGTTATCTCCGTGTCTGTGGGTAGTTGTTCGGGTTGAGGAGTCCTACGTGCGTGTGCGCGCTTGTGTGCGCTTGTGCGCTAGCTCCCTACTATTCCTATCCTCTACCTATAGTCCCTTCTCCTTTCATCGTCTTGCAGGCTTGAAACGGAAAAATCGAGGGAGTGCCTGGCGATATGCAAAATAAAGAATATCTCGTACCGAATGAGTTTATTCCACAAACACCCCCTCTTTTGGTTGCAGGAGGTTCCCGATGTTCCTTGTTTCGGGATTCCTGCACTTAGCTGTCTTCTGTTATTTCATTTCTTCGTGTTCCACCTCGCTTTCTTTTTTATCGGAATGAATGCCGGACGACTCTCGTCTTTCCGAGTTGCCAGATTAATAATTTAAGTGAATACATTGAGCGCAAACAATACAGTCTCAAATGTGTTAAACTTTATGTTTTGCCGTTTGCGGCATTCATTCGCTGGTTAAGTACTTATCTTGCCGCCTGGGACAAGGATTGTTCCTTCTTTCTCCTTACACGCTCTGCAAGCCACTTGAAGTGCTCTGCCGCCTGCGGATCACGGAAAATGGAAGCCTGCGCTTCCGGGTTCATCTTCCGCAGCTTCTTTCTTTCGGCTTCAATCTTCCGCAGCTCCTTCTGCTTGTCGTTGTAGCCCTTGACCTTTTCGGGGTTCGCTTTTCTCCAGTCGCTCGCAAGCTCAATCAATCTCTGTCGGTTCTTGCGGTAATACTCCGAGTTGTACTGAGAGACGTTGCGCCTTTCACGCTGTCTTTTTCCGTACTCCTTGATTCTGTCGGGGTTCGCCCTTCTCCATTCAAGGTTCCTCCTCATCATTTCCTCACGGTGCAGGGCGTAGTATCTGCGTGCTCTCTCACGATTGTGCTCTCTGAGTTCTTCGTCAGTGTACTTCTTCTTTCTTCCCATTGCATTCCTTGATGTCTTGGTGTTCAACATATCGCCTGCGAGTTGGGCAGTACCTGCCGTTGATGCAGTTCCGCCCTTCCTCGCAAGCCTTGCACAGTTCGCTCGCCATACGTTCTAGAATGGCAGGTCTGCTGGGTATGACGTGAAGACAAGGTGCTCATTGCCCTCGAATGGGATGCAGCTAGAGAAGTCCGCTACTTTTCCGCTATGGATAGGCAGGACTTTGTATCTCCACGCAAAACTCTCTCCACGGTCACGGACAAAGAACGCTGGTAGCCACTTGTATCTCTCTCCGTTCCTTACCAGCACCTTGTCGAATGGCTTGAAGTCTGGCTGCTCCTTACTCTTCTTTTCCTTGCTCTTCTCCCATAGGTGCAAGCCTCTTGGAACGTGATGGCTTCGTCCTCTGTTGCTTCTCTCAGTTCATCGTGTACGCTGATACGCAGGTCGAAGGCTTGGCCGGTCACGAACTTCTCGTTCTCGATTTCGTACTGGTTGCCGAATGTCAGCGTGTCCTCGCTCTCGTTCTTGCCGATGAGCTTGCCGATGATTGTCAGTTCTCCGTCCTCGTCTTCCTCGTTGAAGACGTAAAGGTTGCCCAACTCAAACACTGGCTTCTCCGGCTTCTCAATCTCCAGAGTTTCACGGTTCAGCTTTCCGCCAAATCGCTTCTCGATTGTTCTGATGTAGGTATTGGCTGCATCCTCTGCCTCGAGAGTGAATTCTTCTGTTATGGCATTATCACATTCTCTGAGGTAAGTATATCCTTTCTTGCCATTTTTGCAATAATAATACTTACCAGCAAAAATTGTGTAAGTATCATCCGTAAACTTCTCGAAGATAATATGCGCATTACCATCTTCGGTAACAAGCACGTCTCCCTTCTTCCAGGCAAACTTGCTCCAGTCTCTCATTTTATCGGATGGGAAAAGTAGGACTTCTCCTTCCTCCACGTATTTTCCGTTTTTATCGAAGGTGTATTCTGCGCCATTATTGGTGTTGGTAATAATTGCCTCAGCTGCTTCCTTGTTGCCTTGGAGGTAGCGGAACTCAACCTTTCCGCACATTGGCGTGTATAGTGAATTGCCTTCTGTCTTACCCTTCAAAATCTCATAAATATCAAAATCTTTCTGTTCCATAATCTGAATGTTTTTATTGTTTGTTACTCTTGTTTTTCTGTCTGTTACAGCTTGACGCGTCCCAGTTTCTTGTACAGTTCCACCAGCTCCAGGGTGTCGAGCCAGAAGTCGGTGTTGCCAACGTAAACGTGGTGGCGGTGGCTGTCCGTGATGATTTCTATCTTCTTCATTTTCAACTACCTTTAAAATTGTTCGTGTCCGCATTGTAATCCTTTAGGATACATTCGAGTGCCTTGACCTCATCATCTGTCAGCAAGATGTCTCTGCTGCCAACTGACAGATGATGAAGACCGCATTCACGGACCAGTTTAATATTATCAACTCTGTTCATAGCCAATACGGTTTATATGATAACTATTTGAAAAGTTCCATCTGTGGATGAACGATGTCTGCCCGCTTCTTCTTTGCTGCCCAGATGAGAAGGTTGATGTTCTTGGTTCCAGCCTTCTCCGAAAGGTAGCCGATGATGTAGGTCAGTGCATCCTGAACCGCTTCTGCCTCACTGCCGTAGAAGATGCTGAGGGTATCATATCTGCTCGGGTAGCCGACCTGGCTGCAATACCCGGTCTTTCCGTTCTGAATACTGAACCCCCAAATCCAGCCGTACTGGGTGTTGGCGGTCGTCACCTTCCATCCCCAGTTATCTGCACCCTCTACGGAATACTCGATTACGTGCGGATTGATGCAGAAATCTTGATGGTGTACTTGAAGCCTTTGTGCTCTGCGACCGGCTTCTTGATGTCGTAGCCGTTATCGGTCAGCCATTTGAACCAGTCGTCCGAGGTCTTGAACACAAGCCCAGCGGCACGGCATTCGTGAAAAAACAACTCGTTCATTGCTCAATCTCTATAAAGTGACAATCAGCGCAAAATGCACAAGCACAATACTCGCCCAGTTCCTCGGCATCAAGGGCACACACATTGCAGCCACTTTCATTACAAGTATCATTCTTAACTTTGAGAACCTTGCCTTCTACATTCAGAAGCGTACCATCCTCGAAATCCTTACCTATCTCGTTCGGTTCATTGATTACAATTACTTCTTTTGCCATAATTCTTTCGTTTTAAGCGTTTAAAATTTGTTTGCCTTATAATTTACCGCCCGAAGCGTAAAAACGTCACAGAGCGGCTAATTTTGCCTCATTCGTTATTTTTCGGGCTTCCAGTCGATGCCAAGTCGCTGCAGAACTCCCTTCTCGTAGAATCTCGCCAGTGAATCCTTGGCTGGCTTATTCCTTGGGTTCTTCTTCAAGTCGGCAAGGTTCTGCTGGATTACCCATCGGAACTTGTTGTCCTGGATCTGCTGGGATGCTGGCTGTCTGTGCTTGGCTAGCTCGTAGCGTTCCCCGATGCTCAGTCTTTCCGTTGCCGCTGGATCCTGCGCCCTGGCTTCTGCCGATTGCGGCTGCTGGCTTGCTGCTGGCTCGGTGTTGTTGAAGTTTCCCTCCAGCACCTTGGCGAAGTTCTGCTCATTACCAAATATCCAGTCAAACTTGCTAACCCATCCCTTCTTGTTGTTTCCGTTCATAAAGTCGGAAGCCATCGCGATGTCAATTGCCCGGTACAGAGTTTTCACGTCTCCCTTACACTGGCGTAGCTTGCCTTGACCATTACCTTGCGGTTCTCGGTCATAAGCGTAATAGGTGGCATCACGCTCTTCGTCTCATAATGCTTGCGGTTCCAGTATTCCTTGATGCCTGCGTAGTCGATTTTCTGAGATTTCGAAACCTTGCCGCCAGCAGGTGCTTCGGTCTTGACCGATGCACTCAGAATACCTTCTTTAGAAGGTTCTAATATATCTGTTTCGTTAGAAACATCACTATCATCAACATTATCATTTACATATTCATTATCATATACATTATCATTATGCAATGCAATTTCTGCATTTGCATCCAATTGCATACTTTTGTATGCTTTTGTATGCTTTTGCTGCTGCTCTTCTGCATTTGCATCCAATTGCTTTTTTTGCCAACGTTTCTGTGCATTTGCACGCAGCTTTTCTCGCTTTTCATTGTACTTGGCTTGGTTTCGCTCCATATCATCCTTGATAAAGGCGAAAGCCATACGTAATGTTGCTCCTGGTTGATTACCTCGCCATCCCTTGCGTAGATGAAAATCGCCCTCATAAGTTTTCCGAGTTGCTCATCCGTAAGCCCCTCGATGATGGCGTAGTATGATGTGTATAAGATAAATGAATCGTTCATAATTTTATTCTGATAATGATAGTTTCTTTTCCAGCTTCCGCTTGAGCACGGTAGCCATACGGATTTTGTTCCGCTGGCTTGTGTCGGTCGGTGCTGTCACTTTCCCACCTAGGGAAATATAATTCTCCAGTTGGGAAATTATATTCCTTAGGTCGGTTTTTGATATAGGAACGCTAGCCATAAGCCTTACTTGATAAGTAATCTTCGTGCTCCCTGCACCTGCTTGATGTAGGCAGCGCATTCCTCTGGATGGTCTGTCTGAAAAGCCTTGGCATCGAACTTCTCGCTTGCCTTCGGTGCTTTCCACGTTGCCAGCGTCTTGCCGTTTCCGTCCACGATGCTCTCAGCGTCACCGAAGAACAGCTTCAAGTTGTCCTCGATTTCCTTCTGTCGGTTCTCCAGTGCCTTGCCCTTCTCCTTGATGTCCTTCAGCTCGATGAGCATATCCCCGACTTCGGCTGTGGCTTCAATCTCCTTCCCTGCCTTGTGCAGTGGAGACTTCAAGAGAACGTCTTGTGCGCAGTATGCAGGTGGCTCTTGGTTGCCTACGATGTAGTCGAGCCAAAACTTGGTGATTTCGTCCCTCATCCATCTGTAAAATTCGGGATCGAAGTCGATGTCACGGTAGCCGAACTCCCTGCCTGCTGTCAGCCAAGCCAGTGCTCCGTCCTTGTATTCTCCAACTCCGAGGTTCATCTGCAACTGGCAGAACCAATGCTTCGGGAGGTCGTCTGCGTCTATCTGCATCTGCGTTGTCTTGCACTCGAGGATGCTCTTGCTGGCTTCGTTGTGCGTTGCCCCGGCTCTCCAAAAGGTGCGATCAGGAGATACACGCAGATACGGTGCATCGGTGTTCGTGATGGTGTAGTCATCAGTCGATGCCTTGATGATGTGGCAGTGGCTCTCTCGCTTGAAGAACTGCGCCACGGCATCCTCCAGCAGGTGTCCTGCAACCATTGCGAAGTTCTCAACCTTTGGTGGGTCGATGCCCTTCTTGCGTCTCCAAAGCTGGTATGGTGTCTCCCACGGATTGAGTCCCAGCACCGTACCTGCTTCTGATGCACCTATTCCGTTCGAGCGGTTCTGCAACCACTCCTCTCTGCTTTTGTACTTGATTATCTGTTTCATTGTCTGAATGTTTTTATTTGTCCATTAAAAATTTTCTAGCTGCCTCAATAACGATAGAGCGAATGAATTCATCCCTTTTCATATCTTGGAAAATTCCATCTGCGAGGACACTGCTCTTGCCGGAGTAAGCAATATGGAAATCGTAACCTTGGTTTCCTTCTTCGTCTATGTCTCCAGTCGTCTCAACTGCTATCTGCAAAAAGTTTCTGTCTTCCTCGTTCCCCTCGCACCATGCCTTGTAACCATCTGCGGTTCTATCGAAGTACTTGTCGATGGTGCTCTCTCGTCTCTGATTGTTTTCTTCTTCTGCCATAATTTTCACGCTTTGAAAGTTCTACATCGGATTGTTTGTCTTGAGCTGTAATCTGCCATCCTTCTTTGATGCAGATTCTACTGGCATGTGCCACGTTGAGCCAGCCTTGCCTGCTGGCATAACAATCTCTACATAAACGTCTCCTTTGAGACCTTTCATCGCTTCTCTTAATTGTTTTACTGTCATATTACTGAATGTTTAAAAAGTTGCCACGGCTTCCCTTTGTCTCGATGGGACCCCACCCCATAGGTTGCACCGTGGCGGTTCGGGCTTAACGTTATAATAAAATGGCTTATTTCTTCTCTGCCTTGCCAGTCTTGCCCTGACTGCGGCTCATTGCCTGCTGCGCCTTATTCTTGGCATCATCGGCTGCTGCCTGCGCCTGCTGTGCGATGGCTTCCTGCTGCTTTGGCTTCTTGAAGGTATCCTCTACGGTGGTCGTGCCTTCCTTGATGGCATTGTACACACCGCCAAGCTTCTGAATGTCCTCTGCCGTGACTTCCTCGGCTGATTTCCTACCCAGGTAGTCAAGCAGCATAAGGTCTGTTACCTGGTAGGCTTGGAAGCAGGCAACGCAGCTCTTCCACTGGCTCTGCACGCCAGTCTGCTTGATGTGCTCGAGAGCCTTCGCCTGCACCTCCTTGACTACGCTTGAAATCAGCACCTGCGGCACGACCTTGCAGATTGCGTTACGCTGGGCGATTGCAACCGCTGCATTGCCGACTACAACCTGCATATCCTGCGAGAAGATGTAGCCCTTCGAGGTCAGAATGCTGCGCTTCACTTCCACGGAGTATGCAACGTTACTCTCGAGGTCGTGGCAGATGCCTTGTGCCGTGATGGTCTTTCCATCGTTGGCGATGATTCGACCCGCGATACGGAGGTTTTTCCAGCAGGCTGATATAATCTCGGTGAATCTCACGCTCGGACCCTCGATAATTGAAATCTGTCCATCCTTGCCCTTGCGCTCCAGGTGGTAGAAGCAGTTGTAGGCTACGTCATCGTCCATCGCTGCCAGTGCTACCATATTCTGCTTGCACTGGGCTATGTCTCTCGGGAACTTGTGCGCTGTTGCAATCTGTCCGTCAATCTCCGAGCGGTTGATGGCTTCCAGCATTTCGCCACCGCTTACTTGAATAATCTCATTGTCCATAATTCGTTCAATTTCTAGTTCAACATAATCTTTTAATTAACTCTAGTGGAAGGCTGGGGATTCGAACCCCAGTTGACCCTCTCTTACACCACCCTTGCCTGATGCCGATGGATGCCCTTCCGTTGTAGGGCGCACGCTGTCAGTTTCCGCATATTTGCAGTAAACACTAACAACGAAAAAACATTAACCATATCTAACCAGTATGAATCTTTGCGTGCGCCCTTTGCCCACCGCTGTGGGGATAGTGTCAAATAACCGTTATAATCATTTATGAAGCTTAAACCAGTTGAGCCATAAGAATGTCGAGCCTGCTTTCGCTGAAAGCGTCCATCGGGTCTTGGTCTGCGTGCTGGCTGTTCTCCTCCAGCCAGTCGTCCATCACGTCCTTGTAGTTGACGCAGCCCTCGATGGCTTCCTCCAGCCGCTCGCTGTCGTTATTATTGCTCTTGTGCGTCACGACCGCAATGTTGCCCACGCTGTCGCACCATACGCAGATGCCTCCTGCCTTGGTATTGATGTCCACCCTTGCAACCGCTGGTCGCTGTGGGTCTCGGTCTATCTCCAGCCAGATGGCTTCGTACATCTTCTTTCTGCACTCCTCTATTATCTTCCTCATTTGTTACCTCCTCTCTGATTGAATATGTAACTTTGGAAGGTCTCACGGCACGACTTCAATACCTCGTTGTCCGTTCCGTCCAGTGGTATGAGCGGAATGTTATCCAGTGCCACGCAAAGGTTGCCTTGAAACTCTCTGTACTGGATTCTTCGCTCTGCCTCCAAATAGCACTTGTTGTTCAGTTCGCAGCACTTTCTGGTCTTGCGGTTCGCCTTCCAGTTAGTGATAAGCCAGCAGATGTCTGTGTACTTCACGATCATCCTGCGCATATTGATTGATAACTTGCTCATAGGGCAACCCTCCACGCTCTCTTGATTTCTGCGCCATCGATAACCTTGCGGTTGTCGATTCTGCGGAACTTGACCTTCATCTTTCCAGCCTGCACCCATCTGCGCAGGGTGTTGCGATGGATGCCCAATGCCTTGCAGGTTTCTGTCATTGTGTATCTGCCTGCATCCGATACATCTGGTTCTATGTTCGTCATATTATGCCCTCCAAAAGATTAAAGTTAGTACTATGGCAGCAAATGCCACTGATAAGAACTCGTCACTTGTCACAAACTCGATAAACTTCTTCATACGCTCTGAATGTTTAAATGGTTCTACTTACTTGCGAACGGCTGCACGTCTCTTCTTTGGTGTTATCACTCCAGCCTTGATGAGGATGACACGCACGTTCTGCTGGGTGCAGCCTACGTGCTGCGATACCGCAAGCATTATTCTGCTATCCGAAGTCTCGGCAGGTGCCTTTGCCCGGAAATCTGCGAACATCGCAATGATGTTCTTCTTTCGTTCGTCCTGCTGCTTCTGCAGCGGTGTTCGAAAATCATAATTGAAATTTTCTCCCATTTTTATTTGCGTTTTAAATTATTTTCTTTATCTTTGCAAAAGAGTTTTTAAACTCGTTTCTGAAATCGTTTGCAAAAATAAAACAAATATTTTAGATTACAAAACATTTAGTGGTTATTTTAATATTAATTTAATTTTATTTAATTTTGTTTTTAATATGAACGGAGAAGAACTAAAACAATATATAAAGCGCTCGGGAATGTCCGTTGCTGCTGTTGCGGAGGAGTTAGGAACCAGTCCGCAGAACTTGAATGCGAAGTTTAATCGCAAGTCTATAAAGATAGATTTCTTTCAAAAGATAAAGGAAATCATCGACAAGTGTGCCCCTCCCCTACCAGCCGAGATGGAAGAGGCTGTTTTCGGTTCAAATGTCAATGGTTCGAACAGCTCCAACGTTTCCCAGTCAATAGGTAGTGATGCAGCCTTGGCTGCTGAAAACAAGCTGCTGCGAGAACAGAATGAGTTCCTGCAAAATCAAGTAAAAACGCTGCTTGCCATTGTCGGGCAGAAATAATTTAGTAACTTTGCAAAAGGAAAAAGTATGGTTAGTCAAAAAACAACAAACGATAGGGAGACGGACAGAAGAAAGCTCTTGGCTGGGTATCTCTACGACTGTTCGAAAATGATGTACGGAAGCGTTGCTGTCGGTGGTCTGTCCCCTCTACTAACTGGTGACCCATTGCAGGCGGTTCATCAAGTCTGCTTGGTGTCGGGTGTGGCTTGTGGCGCATCACTTGCGTACCTTGCAAATTATATAATGAAATTTAAAAAATAAAGATTATGGATGCATTCTTGTTATTTAACGTGATGGCATTGGGAATGACCATTGCATTCGGCATTTTCTTGAAATCAAAGAAAGGTCAGAAGTGGTTGCGTGAACTTTAGTTCTCGCTCCAAGTACAATATCAACTAAAATTCTAAGTAACGATGAAAGATGAGGATTTCATAGAACGGAAGGAGAAGATTCTTCTTGCCGCTCTCGGTAAAAGCTGGCTATGGAAAGCCAGCAGGTTAATAATTGGCATCATCCTCCAGTGGGTGCGTTTGTGATGCTGGTGCACTGCACACTGCTCTCATTCGGCTATCGGGTAAAGCTCACGGAGTGGATATTCGACTGCTCGCTCTTCGGCTTCATTGCCTGGATCATCGTCAGCCTAGCCTATGGCTTCTGCTGGGTGCATCGGGCGTTCGCTACCTACGGAGTGCTGATTTCGTTCTGCATCGACTTCCAGCGTTCCTTCGGGTTCGGAGGCTTGAGTGAGCCGCTGCACCTGCTGATGGTCGCCCTAGGACTGCTACTATTCTTCATCTTCTTCAAGAAAAAAGCTTGGAATGAGTTCTACGAAAGAAACATTAATCATTTAAATAAATAGCGTATGGGAAGTTTCATTAATGGGCTGGCAAAGGGTTTCATTCGCTCTGCTGTCAATCAGGTAGGAAGGGATGCTGGTCGTGTTGTCAGCAATAACATCTATGGCGATGCTCACTCTATACCGCACCGAAATGTTTCCGCTGGCGGTGCTGGTCGCATAACTGGCGTTGGTAAGGTCGAGGATGAAGGAACTGTAATCATCGAGCCTTCTGAAGGAAAAGCTATTGCTTGGTGCGTGGTTGCTCTCTTCTTCAATTTCCTAGGTGCAGTCATCCTTCTTGTCGTTGGCTACAGAAAGCTGAAAAACAAATACGTTGCAAGTGCTTGGCATTATGAATCCCAGGCGGTCTATGTCGCTGATGGTCGCTATAAGGCTGGGGAGCGTTATGATGGGCACCAGTTAAGCAGACGAAAGATAGAGGTTTCTGCTGATGAGTTTATGATTGAAAAGAATGAGAAAATTGCAAAGATATATCTTTACGCTGGCTTTGCAATCTTCATTTGCTGCTTATTTGTTACAATTGCATCATTATGAAAAAGATAATAATATTATTCGTGTTTGCGCTTGTGTGCGTGGGTGTGCAGGCGCAACATACGGTTTACTGCGAGATAATACAATTTAATACTGGAACTCCAAAGGCTGTCATTTCTGTTGATTTCGGAAATAATGGAACGGATGAGATAGTCGATGAAAATGGAAAGAAGGTAAAGTTCAAATCATCGGTTGATGCGCTTTCTTACTTTGAGAAACTAGGATGGTCTGTTGTGTCCGCTTACTCTGTTGTAGCATACAATGGATTGGCAAACGTTCCAACGGTTCATTATCTGCTGCAAAAGAAAGTTGCTTCATACGATGAGAAAATGTATGGAATCCGTACAAAGAAAAGCGAGCCAAAAAAGAAAATAAACATAGGAGATGATGGATACTTTGAATAACCTTCTCGCCTACGAGGAATACCTGCCAGTGCTCACCCCTTCCGAGGTGGATGGGCTGCTGGCTTCTCGCCCCTCGCTGGCTCAGTTGCAGGACTGGTCGCAAAGATTGAATAACCATCGGGCAAGGCTGGAAAGCGTTTTCAGTCGTGCCTACCAAAAGTTAAATGAATAATATGGAAGATAAAAAACTGATGTCCGCTGATGTGGATATAGCCGTGCGCTTCTTCGATGCCCTAGACCGCTTGAAGGCTGACGGCTGCATAGGAGGTCTTAAGACGATAACGGACCGGTATGGTCTCAACCGCTGGAACACCATATCCCTTCGAGACAAGCCTGCCGAGTGCTACGGTCGCTTCCGTCCGTCCTGGGTGCAGTTCCTTGTACGCGACTATCACGTCAACCCATACTGGCTGCTCCTTGGTTCGGGTGACTTCTACGCATCCGGCTTCACGTCTGAAATCGTGAAAAACCTGAATAAAAACTGCACGGAAAAATAGCAGTAGTATTAAGTATCTAATTTTTAACCATTTAAAGCATACGTTATGATTTTAAGTACAACTTTACTGGTTTTCCCAGTGTTTAAAGGGGTTCTCTGATACTGGGGAAACTGAGAAGTGCCGCAATCCTGCACCACTCTGCACCATTGCGGTTCTTCCTGCTATAAATAAACTGAATAAATACTGCACGGAAATATGGCAACACTGAGATTATATCTAGACACGAGGGTAAAAAGGCAGGATGGCACGTTCTCCATCCGTCTTGCCGTCAACCATCACGGTGGGACCGCCTTCATATCCCTTAATCAATACTGCAAGAAAGATGAATGGGACAAAAGGTCTTGCAAGGTGCGCAAGCGTCCCGATCGTGATGCTGTCAACGACTTTCTTCTTGACCGTCTAAATTTTTATAATAGAATGATGATGAAGGCGCAATGCAGGGAAACATACCGGGGTGATATTACGGCAAGGGAGCTTCGTGACTTAATCATCCTTGAAGCCGAGCCTGCAAGGGAAAAGGTCGCCCTGCTTCGAGATGGCTTCATCGCCTACGAGGGGAGAAATCTCCAAAAGAACACGATAAACAGATACAAGTACACTTGGGCTAAGATTGAAGCTTTCCTTGGGAAGGAAAAAGCAGCTCTTCTTACATACGATGAGATAAACCGCTCTTGGCTTGAAGCCTTCGATGCTTTTATGGCAAAGGAAGGCTTGTCTAGGAATACCAGAACCAGCAGGATGCTCTGTGTCGCTGCTGTCTTCAACTTGGCGATAGATAATGAGCAAACCAAAAACTACCCTTTCCGCAGGTACAGCCTCCGAATTGAGACAACAAAAAAGCGGGACTTGTCTGTTGAGGAAATCCGGTCTATATTTGATGCTGGTGGTGATGAGCTGGTCGATATGTTCCTGCTGATGTTCCTGCTCATTGGTATCAACGTGCGTGACTTGTTCGCCTTGAAAAAGGAGAATATCGTCCGTGGAAGACTGGAATACGACCGGGCGAAGACTGGTAGGCATTACTCCATCCTTCTTCATCCAGAAGCTCTCCGAATCATCGAGAAGTACAAAGGGGAAAAGAAGCTGCTTCGCTTCTCGGAACATTTCAAGAACGTTGATTCTGCAACGGTAATGATTAATAAGAAGCTAGGAAAGGTGCGCCAAGGGCTTACTACGTACTACGCTCGCCATACGTGGGCTTCCATCGCCTTCAACAACCTGGGAATACCAAAGGACGTGGTGTCGCTTGCGCTGGGTCACTCGTTTGGTGTCCGGGTAACTGATACCTACATCAATGCAGACCTATCGAGAGTAGATGAAGCAAACCGCAGGGTTATTGATTACGTGCTATACAACAAAAAATAGCCCTTATTTCTTGCGAATTTGGCGCAGAAACGGCTCAAATTGTTTTCGGGGATAGTTTTACGTGCTTACCACGTAAGCGGCTCAGAACGCAAATTTCGGGGTAAATCCCCAAAAAAGAGTACAAAAATACCCCAGCGGTGAAAAAGTCGAGCCGCTGGGGTAATAAGTGAAAACCACTTTAAACATTCAGTGATGCAAAGGTACGATTTTCCTTTGAAACCACCAAATTATTCGCCAAAAAATTTCTTTCTCAACAAATCATTGATGAATCGTGACTTGTTGGGCAATGCGTTGAGGTACGGAAGCAGGTCGTTGTCTATCTGTATGCCAACTAGCTTGACCGTTGAACCAGCACCCTTCTTCGTTCTCTTGATGTTTCTTCTATTCTCCATATCTGTCTTTTTTAAATTGTCTGTCTAACTTCGTTTTCATTCGGTTCATCTTGTGCTCCAGCTTGCCAATCTGCTTGTAGCTTAGCCACTCCGGCTTGATGTTCAACTCCAGCCAGTACTGGCGCATTTCCTTGCAATGTCTGGCGATGCTCGGGAAATAGAGATGTCGCTCGTATGGGTTGCGAAGGAAGTACTCGCAATCGGATAGCATACGACCAAGCATCATATACTTGTGCTTCTGTCCTTCTCCAAGGCTTACAAGCCTTCCGTTGTCCCCGATCCACAGCATTGCGCCCTCTCCCTTCCATTCAAAGTCGAAAGCCTTGCTTACCGGATAATAATAGCCATTGAGCACCGTGCCTTCCTTGAGGTCTCGCCCAATCTCTCGCAGGCAGGTTCTTCCCCAGCTGGTCGTTACCTCGACCACTGCTTGCGCTGGTATCTTGTCGTATTCCTTCATATCTTGATAAATTTAAATTTCTCGTTCAGTGATGTAATACTCGAATACCACTCTACCAGTCTTAACCTTGAAGTATCGGTCGCCTTCTTCCAGCACTTCCGTTTGCGGACTGCTTCTAAAGACTTCCTTGATACGAGAGAACCTCTGCTCCATTCTCTCCTCGGTTCTGTAGTCTTCGATGTGGCTGTCAACTTCCCCAAGGCTGTTTTTAGCATTCAAAATGTATTGTTTCATATCTTGATACATTGTGCAGGGCTTGCGCCCTGCTGGTTAATACTTTTCTATCCAATACTCTGCTGTAGAATTCACGCATAAGCCTGCAAATTCAGACTTGAAATAACCTTGACGTACCCAGTGTGGATAAAAATTATCGGTTTTTTTATGTTCCTTAAACAAGCCGTTCAAAAATCGCTCTGCCTTGTCCTTGCGTGTAAAGTCTGCCAACTCCTCGATTTCCTCGCCTTCAACCTGTTTCTTGATGTAATATTTTGCTCTTGCCATTGTATTGCCTCCTATCTTTGAATTATAAATTGAATACCTGCCCAGTCTGCAATGTTGTTGCTCTGCTGCAATCTCTTATTCTCCATATCAATCAAGATTGCTTCTGTCTCGGAAATCTGTTTGCCGTTTACAAAATACTTCTTCATAGCTTCGCCCTCCCTTGATTACTTAGCATACAATGTTACAACCAATCCTCTTCTGAGTGCGCAGCGGCAAGCGTCCAGACCTGCCTTCAATGCTCGCTTGATGAACTTGTTCAAAAGTTCAGCTCCGATGAGCTTCAAGATACCGCTCACACCTACGAGAGTGTTTATCTTCTTGCCATCCTCTGTGCGTCCGAATACCTTGATGCGGAAGTTTGAGTTGATGAACTTTGTTGTGAACTCTAAAACGTTTGAATTTGACTTTTTCATTTTCTTTGGCTTAACCGTGTTGCTAGGGCTTAAAGTTACTGAATGTTTAATGTGCTTATCTCCTAAACACGCTGCAAAGATATTAATATTTTTCCGTTCCACCAAAACTTTTCCCAAAAGATATTAATATTTTAACTTTTATTTGCTGTTTATGATGTAAACATAGCTATTTTCGGTCGATTTCGGTCGTTTTCGGTCGTTTTTTTATCTCGTATATCAATGACAGCCAATCGGTTGACTTAGTTTTCCGCACTCTATATAATAATAACCTGCACGCATTAGCTAGAATGAATATAATCTAACTCTCATATCCCCTACCCCTTTTCTCTCAATGAAAAGTGTTCTTCGCACGAAAATGGGCAGGAAAACGCTTTCCTTGCGTCCCTGCCCTTTCTAACAAATGATATTATGATTGAACCTATTGAACTCTCTTCTTGATGCGCTCCTTTATCCAGTTTACCGCAAGAAGGAACAGAAACAGAATCACGCAATCGCCAATGAATAGTCTTGTCTTCTGCACGTGCTCGCTGGCTTTTCTACCTCCTTGGTCTTGTATCGGTTCACGTAATACTTGACCCTCACGGTATCGGTCACAAATGTGTAGATGTCGCCCACGATGGTGTCCGTCTTGGTCGTTGTCTTCCACCTGGTTGTCGTAAGGTTGTGCCACCGCTCCTTGATTACGGTGTCGCCCTTGATGTACACCAGTACGCTGTCCTGCTTGAATACGCTGTCGTGCTGCCGGGTGTCCTGCCAGTGTATCTGTCGCTGGTTCACGCTGTCACGTCTTACACTTGTGTGTGCGCTATCGCGATAAACCGTGTTATTTGTGGCTGTTTTTGCGCAGGAACAGCCCAAAATCAAAAGTGGGGTAATTATAAGCACGATGAGAAATAACGCCACAGAACGCAAATTTCGCCCTTTTCTTGAATTTTCCATACTTTAAAACGTTAGATTGATATGTCTATTATGTAAGCATCTTAATTTCCAGGGCTTCCTTGGCTCGCTTCAAATACTTTTCGCATTCTGCCAGTCCATTGTATCCGCCATTGATGCGCTTTCGGATAGCCTTCAAGTTGTCTTTGTCTGCCAGCTCATTCAGCCCATGCCTCTCCCAGAACCACATCGTCACATCCACGCAAAGCTCCGGCTCCTCCAGCAGTTCCGGCTTCTCCAATACCGGCTGCATACTGTAAGACTGAAATTTCGAGTAGTTGCTTCGCCCAGTCAACTGAATGAATCCCCTGCCCTTATACTTCACGCCATCGCCCTGCTTGGTGTTGCCGAGGTCTTTCCTGCCCTCGTATGCCTTTCCGCTTGCCAGTTCCTTGGTGTATCTCAACTCTCCGCTTTCGTGGGCAATTTGTGCGAGAAAATGCGCCCACCTCAACTTAGTATCAATGTGATACTTCTCAGCCAGCTCGTTGAAGTAAGGCAGATACTTATCCACCCTCTTCCTGGCATTCGGCATTATCTTTACAAGTTGCGCTCTAGTTACCCTCATTGTCTCCTCCTTTCTTCCGCTCTTCCTTCATTATCTCGACAACCGCCTTCGCAATTTCGTCTTTATTCTCCAGGATCACCTGCATCGTGCGGTCTTGCTTTCGTATCTCAGCCTTCTCGTATGCCTTCTCCCGGATGCTCTTAAACTCGCACAAAAGCAGATACACCGTCCACGCTATGGAGAATATAGGGAAGGGAGAGATAATACACGTAGCAACGTCCATAAGCGAAGCAATACCGAATGTCGGGAAATACTTCTTCGCCTTGTCGCACGTCTTCTTCAAGCCGGTTGACGTTCTTGCAACATGCAGTTCCTTCGCCTTCTGTATGCCTGCTATCAAGTCAATTGTCATCGCTATCAGAATTGTAGCGAAACAGATAAAAATTACTAGGGCGCACAGATATAGATGGTGCACCTGAAAATCGTGAAATACTTCGCTCATATCAATTTATTTTTTTT